GTGCGCAGTGCGGGGGGTGGTCCACTAGGAACACACGACCCCGAGCGGCCTCGATTATAGGAGTATTCGCTCCCAAGATTCCCAAGTATTCATGAGAATATTCGGTTCGAGTCCAAGATCTTCTCGGACTTGATACCATACATTATACTCGGCTTTCATGAGATCCGAGAACCCATCTCCCTCGAGGAGAATATAGAGTTCGTTATCAGGTTCCATCGCGAGCCTCCCGATTAATCCAAGATGGGATCGAATACCGCGTTCGAACTGAGAAGGATTCTTCGAGGATCCGTAGCATCCTGCTAACCGATTGCAATGGTTCGAGAGAACTGCGTATGGAGTCTCTCCCATAGTCTCTACCAGTCTGTTATGGATATAGATTACTTTCTCAGTCCATCCCTTCGGATTCGATTCGAATGGTCCGATTATCATCTTCGTGATGAGATGCTTATCTTCGCTCATGTTGTACCTTAATATATTCTGTCCATTGATTAACCATCGCTTCCGCTATACCTTGAAAAGTAACCGAGGCTTCTTTCGCATTTTTAGCAACCCCTCGAGAATATTTTTGACCTCTTGATTTTCCTCCGGTATTACTCGGGAGGAATGGAGAATAGTTTTCTATAATATTCGTAGGCTTTAACGGTGGAAGGTTTCTAATCCATAATAAAGTTCGCTTCGAATATGGATGCCCATATTCATAAGGTTGTACTACTTGAGTATACTCTGGAAGATTGCAAACCTTTAGAGGAGTAGGATTCTCAATCGCTTTATATTGTATCGGAGCCTCTAATAGTTTTATGAAGAAGTCTCTCGCTTCCATAGCCTTCTTATATCTAATCGGATCTATGTTTCCAGCAGTTGGAAACATCCATCGCGCTCCTGCTCTCGATAGATATGTACAAGGAGGATGAGCGATCATTAGATTATATTTTCTTGAGTAGGCTTCTAATAGTGCATCTCCTTTTATATGCCATTCTGGATGGCCTCCACTACACTCCTGTATATCGCAGCTATACGCTTCGATCCCTAAACTTCTAAAGGCTTTCGTTACTACTTGCGATTCTTCGCATGCTACTAAAACTTTTAATTTCATATTGTACCTCGTTAATGATTAGAATGAGAATCTCTTCCCCTTCTTCTTTAGTGCTTCCTTCGCAGCTATTACCTTCTCCGAGTTCGAGATGGGGTTCTTCGAGTTCTCTTGGGAGTAACTCTGGGAGGCCTCGAGGCTGGGAGGCTTCCTTGGAGTTCTCCTTCCTTATACATTCGGAACGCTATCGCTCGAGCTTGTCTTAGTTCGAATCCCTCTCTCTGGAGCTTGGAAACCTTATACGAGATTAGAGCATCATCCTTCTTACTGCGAGCCATAGATCTTCTCCAGTTCTTTTATGATTATCAATACCGTACCTAGTAATCCGAGGATGGGGAATGCTTCCGTATGAGCTGAGCATTCGTATCCTCTGGGATTCCACTTGATATCTAAGTAAGGGATTCCATTCACTGTTATAATAGAGGTATCTCCGATTCGAGTATGCTTTATACCTTCGGGATACTTTGCAATTCCTTCTGATAGGAGAGTAATCGCTTCTTCGATGGGTAGATCCCATCCAAGATCGATTCTCCCGAATACAGATTGGATTATAGATTCGTTCTCATTCATACCCATAATATAACTCAGGATTTACCATTATGCCTACTATAAACGTACCAAAGAACATCCAGCTCATAGCTCAAAGAGCTATCGACTATAACCTATCGCTCCCGATGAGTAGAAGAGCTGCTTACAAAGACTCCGAGAAGGGAGAGAGAGTTCCAGGAACTGGAATGAGAACCGCGAGGAGAATCGCATCTGGAGCGGTAGATCTTGAGCAGCTCCGATTAATGGATGCGTGGTTCGCTAGACATGGAGAAGCAGAGGAAGAGAGCCTCGCGCGAAGAGATCGAACCTCGAAGGCTGCTATCGCGTGGGCTTTATGGGGAGGAACTCCAGCTCGGAGATGGGTTAAGCAAGCTATCAAGAAGCTCGAAAACAGATAACCTCGCTCGAAATACAGATGAAAACAGATGAAATACAGATGAAAACAGATACCCGAATCGGCTATTACATCGGAGTAGGCTTGGGAGTAGCTTGTTTTTTGGCTTCTTACGTTCTTCGGGCCTATATATAATATAATTACTTTATTTAAAAAAGTATTCTATATATAGATTATAGCAGAAATACCGGTTTTTTTGGCTACACTTACGGAGATATCGCAGTTATACGAGATTAGGGTATCTGTAATCATCTGTATTTTATCTGTAATCATCTGTATTTTGAACGGAGCTATCTGTAAGAGCTGGTTCATTCTACGCGGTAGAACTACATCCTCGATGGAGTTCCAGAGAAAAAAACAAACCCCAAGAGGAGAGAAGCCCTTGGGGTTTGAAAAACAACATAATAACCGAATAGCCTGAAGCATTAATCAATCATTATTATTATAATCGCTTCGAGATACGAATCAAGTAAAAAATTTATTTTAATCTCCAGATTCTACTCCCTTCGGATACTATCTGCTCATAACCATAATCCCTCGCGATCTGAGCGATTCTTCTCGCGTTCCCTGAATGCTGCTGAGATACTGGGAGCTCAATATAAGTCATAATCTCGGAGGTAGTATTCTTCCCTTGAACGATCGCTTCTCGAACCTTGAGAGCCCAAGGATCATCGATGATATAAGCCTGTTGGAGATGAGAGAGCATCGCTTGAGAATCTCGCTCGAGATGCCATATCTCTCTATCTCTGAGAGCCTCCATCGCTTCTGCGAATATCTGATCGCGCCAAGTTCGGAGATAATGTATATCGATTGATCCTGTACATGTAATAGGCCATACTCTTCTTTCTGGGCCATCGGATAAGAACTGATAATTATTCGAGGTTCCTGCGAATACGACTCTCCGAAGATAGCTCTTAGGGAACTGCTGATAAGAAGGCCTAAACTTATCGGATGCGCTCGAGATGAATGCTTTAAAGTTATCCGCGGTTCTCCCTTGGAGGCTATGGAGCTCCGCTAGTTCCCATAACCAAGTTTCGGAGGAATGAATCAGCTCGAGAGAATCTTTCTTCGAGATATCGAGCGGAGAATCTGCGAACCATGATTCTCCAATCAGAGTTCGTAACGCGGTAGATTTCCCCAATCCCTTCTCTCCACAGAGTACGAGGAACGTATCCATCTTACATCCTGGATAGATGATTCGAGCTACCAGAGAGATTACCCATTTTCTACTCATTTCTCTAATAAGCTGGTGAGAACCTGGTATCATCTGCGCTCGGAATACTACCTCGAAGAGATCATTAATCCGATTTATCCCATCCCACTTGAGACCATTTAGATAATCTTTTATAGGTTCCTCGATATTCTGATAGGCTACCCGTAGAACCGCTCTCTTAATATCATGAGATGGATATCTCACTCGATAACATCGCTCCATATGTAATCCAATATCTTCGAGATGCGGATCCCAGAGTTCCTCCCCATTCCATTTGATTTTATTCGCGTGGTCATTGAAGCATAGAGAAGCGAACTCGGGATCATTCTCCAATATTACCGCGAGGTTATTCCGATTACAGAATGGTTTAATCGCTTTTTTGAGGTTCCCTTCCTTATCATACTGGGGGGAAGGCTTCTCCAACATATCCCACGTATCGATATCCGCTCCCTCTGGAGCATGTTTATATTCTGCATCGATCCCCATCTCGGATGCGAGCTGGAGTAGTTTTCTCATATTCTCATTCATTTTTTACTTGCCTCGATTCGTTCTACTGCGTGATGATAGGATCTTGTAGACTTGATGGCCTCTAATAGGAGCGAATGGAAATTCTCCAGATCTCCTCCCTCCTTCTCATTGATTATCTCACAGAATATCACCAGATTCGCGCTAGTGGGATCGAATCTTTTCGCGGTGTTATAGGTTCCCTGTCCTAGTCCGTTCTCTGCTACGAAAGAGGTAACACTCTTTCCGATTTGTCGTATTTTTGTTGCTGCCCATTTTGAATAATGCATTTTGTACCTCTGATTATTCGGTTATTTTTGTTTTGTTTTTTGCTCAGTTCTTCTCTTGTATCTTCTCGCAGCGAGCTGATATTCTACGATTGATTCTATGCTTCCTTTGATGATATCCTCGAACTCCTGTTCATTACTTGCGAGCGCATCGCAGATCATTATCCACGCATCCAAGCGAGGAAGAGTTCTTCCCTGCATCCATCTCAGAATAGATGATCTCGGGATCCCCGATTTCTCTTCTAATATATCTAGATTCCATCCTCGAACCTCGATATATCTGAAGATTCTCATACCCCAAGGAGTTAAAGTTTTAGGCATTCTCATAATAGATCCTCCAGTTTACCCCACCATCTACAGTTATTCGCGCGGTTACAGTGAGGCCATAAAACCGCGTGAGGAAGCGAAGGATCGATAGAAAAATAAACCTCATTCTCTCCGCAACCTGGGCAACGGATACCGCGAGCCATATTTCCCTCGATATTCGCTCCAGATTTATTCGCTACTCCCATTCTAAATTCTGGATTATGGAATAGAGCCTCCATTCCCATTTTTTGTCCTTCTTTCCGCGATTCCCATCTCTGATATCTTCGCACGATCTTCGGAGCCTCGATAGGAATATGGGAGTAATCGAGATCCAGATAGTTCCCAGTATGGTTATCGAATACCTGATGAATCTCCGCAGCTCCATGATATTCGGGATGAGCATATCGATAATACATTCGAGCGCAATCCGTAAGAGCATTCGAATCGGGTTCTCCTACTGCGATAATAAGATCCCAGAACTCTTTCGCGGCCTTCGCTGCTCTCTTCCAATCCTGAGCAGGGATAGGATTCTCCAGAGGAAGGATTACTCGATATTTGTGATAAGCTTCGGTATGGGAGAATGAGGTATGGAATAGATAATCATAATCCAAGAAATTGTTATGAAATGCTATATCCGTACCATCATCCAGATCGAATACTAGGCATGAGATGAACCGCGCGTTCGCTCCAGATCTACTCCCATCGAAGATCGTGGGACTCCAGAGAGGGAGAGTATTCTTCTGGGTTACTGGATATGGTACCGCAGGCATAAGAAGGCCTCTCCCCAGATCTCTCCTGGATACCTCATGAGAGATGGGGATCCTCGCGTATCGATTGGAGAATAAAGATATCTTGAATCTCTTATCCATCATCTCCTCCGAATAATCTTAACTGTCTCGAATGCTTCTCGAAGCGTGCTACCGCTCTACCATGATAATCAGGATCGATCTCCCAAGCATCCAGAGAGAATCCTCCATCATAGCAAGCGAGCGCGATATTTCCAGATCCTAGATGAGTATCTAGTATCTTATCCCCTTCCTTCGCGAATTTATCCAGTAGCCATCGATAGAGCTGGATAGGCTTCTGAGTAGGATGGATCTTTCCTTTCGTTCGATTATCGAATCGGAAGATCGGAGCTGGTTTATTGTACGAAGTCCAAGCCATCTCCCATCCTGAAAAGTTCTCCCATGGTTGAACCTTATCCCAAGCGATTACGCATCGAGTAGGAGGAAGATCAAAATAGTTTCCTCCCCATATGATCTGCTCTTTACTCACTCGGAAGAGCTCCGAGAAGTATTCTGGAGAAGGAGCGGTATCCCATCGATCGATCTTCGTATCTCGATTGAGAGTTCTATTTTTGAGTTTCCCGGAACCATTGAACGCGCTCTTCGTGTCCACTCCATAAGGAGGATCTACGATAGCGAGATCGTACTGGTTATCCTGCATCTCTCTCATAGCTTCCAGAGAGCATCCGAGATTTAAATTAATATTACCCATCTTCCCTCCATTCGTGGATCGTAAATAGCGTATGAGGATCCTCCGATTTCGATGCGTAGTAATCCTCGCATGAGATGCATACTACGCGATTATCATCCATCCAGATCTCGCTCTGAGTAATGATATCGAGTACCATCTTCAAAAGATTATCGATATCGGGTTTCGTGGTTTTATAGATTCTCCCTTCTGGAGTATCCCCAGACTTTAGGAGAAGCCTCTTCGGTCTCGGAGATACGAACGTGATATTCACGCGGAGAGGCCCTTCGAGCGGCTTCCAGTCCTCTCCCTTCGCTGCTATGAGATTAACGATCTGAGTATTCTTATACTCCCTCGAGCTCTTTCCAGTATATGCTCTTCCGCTTCTCGTGAATCGAGGCCTCCCCATAGGAACGGGAGTTCCTTGGAGAATCCCTTGATATACTTGTAACCATCCCATGTTATCTCTCCAGATCTATCATTAGAGATAGTTCCTCATATTTCTCGAACCATCTTTCCTCGAATAGAATATGGCATATTCTCACCAGAGATGGGATATTCGGATACATTTCTCCCGAGATCCATTTCGCGATCGTTGCCTTCGTGAGATCTGCGAGGCTTGCTAGATCCTCATGAGTAAAGTTCGAATCTGTAATATATTCTCCCAGAGTTCGAGCGAACTGCGGATTCGTTAGAGCATCATTTTTCGAGAATAACCAGAGCTTCGCTTCCAGAGGATCGGTTCCAGTGAACTCTCGCTTATATATAAGGCCTTCTCTCATGAGCTGCGCTTCCCATACCCATTGACAATATATTGGACTCCAATATCTACATACGAACCCAGTATCCCCATTAATCTCGAATCTCTGCTCATCTCTTCGCTGTCCTGAATTCTCTCGATATTGGGTTCTCCCATTTCTGCGAATATATGTTCTTCTATAACTCATTGTTCACCTCTTTCATCAGAAAGAGATAATCCTCTTTCGCTTAATAGTTCTTTTATTTCGAATAAGGATTTCCGACCGAAGTTTTTTGTTTTCAATAGATCAAGAGAAGACCACGTTACGAGCTGGTGTATATATTCTATTCCGAGATTTTTAAAACAATTCGCGGTTCTAATCGAAAGTTCCATAGTTTCTACATGCTTGAGAAGTTCTTTCGCATGTTTCATTTCAAAGATTTATATTCGATCTCACAGTCTACGAGAACGGTACATCTTACTAGACATTTATAGTCCTCCGTTCTAAAGTCATGAATCCGTAATACTTCCTTCTTCGAGATAAAGATCCGATCTATTAATGGATTATTCATCATAGTTTTACAGGTTTCACGAATCCATAGATCATCGATGAATGGTAGAAGCTCCCGTAAACTCAGTATATGAGATGGGATAGCATCTATTACACCTCCTCTCCTAAACGTTCGCATATCCATATTAGTAAAGGTTGGTATTAGTTGCTTTATCCTTAGAGGACATTG